CGTAGAAGAAGAAATCACACCAACAGAAAGCGAGACAGCTGTGGAGAATACTCCAGAGACAGTTGCAGCACCAGCAGTAGAAGCAGCAGCGGTTGAAGCTGCTCGCCCAACTGTAGTGACAGCAACTACATTCGTGCGCGAGCGCGTAGCACCAATCACATCAGCACAATACCTAGAAGCAAACATCAAGGCAGCACTTGGTGATGATGAGGCTCGCCGCGTAGTACGCGCAGCAGATGACACAACATCAACAAACACTGGTCTTACACTTGCACCACACCTAAACACATTTATCACTGACACATTTACTGGTCGTCCAGCATTTGAGGCAGCAACACGCCAAGCATTATTGCCAGAAGGCATGAGCTTTACTGTTCCACGCCTTTACACAAATGATGCAACGCCAAATACTGCTCCAACAGTTGCAGACACTAACGAAGGTTCAGCACCATCAGAAACAGGAATGACCTCTAGCTTTGACACGATAAATGTGGAAAAGTTCAGTGGATTGCAGCGTGTGAGTTTTGAGCTCATTGACAGATCACAACCAGCGTTCATGGAAATCATGATGACTGAATTGCGTAAGGCATACGAGAAGGCAACAGATACAGCACTTCTATCTGCTTTCACAACATCAGGAACAACAGCTGCAACAACAGCAGCAACAGCAGCAGGACTACAGTCATTCATCTCTGTAGAAGGCGCAGCAGCATACAAGGGTACAGGCGGAGATTTCGCTAACAAGCTAGTAGCCTCTGTTGATCAGTGGGCTGCAATCACTGGCTACGCGGATACCACTGGACGAGCATTGTACTCAGCACAGGGTGCAACATACAACGCAGCAGGTAACGCAGTAGCAACATCTGTTCGTGGCAACATTCTTGGCACAGACCTCATCGTGGATCACAACATCCCAACATCAGGAATTGTAGATAACTCTGCATACCTAGTTGCACCATCTTCAGTCTATGTCTGGGAATCACCACAGACACAGCTTCGCGTTAATGTTTTGACAACAGGCGAAGTAGAGATCAACCTTTACGGATACTTGGCAATTTATCTTGCTAAGTCAGGTAAGGGTGTTCGTAAGTTCAACCTAACTTAATAGGTTACTAAGTCGCTCTAGGGGGTCAGTAGCCCTCTGATCCCCTAGAGTCTTACGAAAGGAATTGCAATGGCATTAACGACAGTCGCAGAACTCCGATCAACACTCGGAGTCGGTACGCTGTACCCAGATGCCACCCTGCAAGAAGTCTGTGATGCATCCGATGCAGTTCTACTGCCTATGTTATGGAAGCCTCAATGGTTCGCAGTAGCACATAGCAACATTGTGAATGAAGGAACTTTATACTTTGACATTCCTGTCACAGACATCTTTTATGTTGGACAGACTGTAACTATTGCCAATTCAGGCAATCGATACAATGGATCTAAGACCATTGCAACAGTTGGAGAGTATTCAATTTCAGTTGCAACTAATCACAGCACAATTCAACCTAAGCATCCTATTGAGCCTTTTGGCACAGTAACAGCAGAGACTTACACAGACTGGACAACTGACATGGCAGTCCAGCAAGCAGCTTTGATGATCGCTGTTGAAATCTGGCAAGCGCGTACAGCCACCCTTTCAGGCAGTAACGCAGTCGATTTCCAGCCCTCACCTTATCGAATGAGCGCACAGCTACTCGCTAAGGTAAGAGGATTGATTGCGCACGCACTCGCGCCTACCAGCATGATCGGGTGACCCATGCCACCTGTATCCATAACGACTTTAAGAACGACACTAGCAACTGCACTAATAGACAATGCCAAGTGGCAGACTTTTGCATTTCCACCTGCCACAGTTCTTGCTAACTCTGTAATTGTTTCTCCAGATGATCCTTACTTGACACCCAATAACAATGGTCAGATCTCCGTTAGCCCAATGGCTAACTTTAAGATCGTGATGACTGTTCCACTTTTTGACAACGAAGGAAACCTTAACGGCATAGAGGACACAGTAGTTAGCGTGTTCGCTAAGTTAGCCGCATCATCTCTGGTCTATAATGTAAGCGCAATCAGCGCACCAAGTATTCTCAATGCTGCTTCGGGTGACCTACTCAGCTGCGAGATGTCCGTATCAATCCTAACGAGTTGGAGTTAAACATGTCCGATTGGGAAAAAGAGAACGAAGCCTTTCTGATCAAGATCGGGCAGGTTAAAGAAGTACCAGCAGCAAAGCCAGTAACTACAAAGAAGGACGAGGAATAACCGATGTCAGTTTATCTAGCCAATACCGGAGTTCTAACTGTTAATTCGGTAGATCTCTCAACACTAGTCACAAGCGTAACAATTAACCGCGCATTTGATGAGCTTGAAGTCACAGCACTTGGAGATTCAGGTCATCGCTTCGTCAAGGGATTGGAAGCATCAAGCATCACAATCGATTTCCTAAATGATGAAGCAACATCTAAGACACTTCAGACACTTGCAGCAGCATGGGGAACAAACACGACTGTTACATTCAAGCAATTCGCTGGAGCAACAGCACCTACCAACCCACTTTACACAATGACATGCTTGGTCAATAACATCACACCTGTAAATGGTGCAGTTGCAGACCTATCAACTCAGAGCGTAACTTGGAATGTATCAGGTACAATCGCAGTAACAACAGCGTAAGAAACTAACAAAGGGGCAAACTCATGGCAAAACTAAAGATAGTTCGTACAGATGGAAGCGTACTAGAAGGCGAAATCACCCCAGCGGTGGAATACGCATTTGAACAGTACGCTAAAAAGGGCTTCCATAAGGCGTTCCGCGATGAAGAAAAGCAGAGCGATGTCTATTGGTTAGCATGGGAAGTAACTCGCAGGACAGGTGAGACTGTTAAGCCTTATGGGATGGAGTTCATCGAAACGCTAAAGAGCGTGGAAGTGTTGGACTCTGACCCTTTAGCTTAAAGCGCGATCTTCCATTCACCTACCTAATTGCTAGGCTAAGCATTAGGTTGGGAATCGCGCCACAGCAATTATTAGATCTAGACAAGACAATGCTCGATGCACTTGTGCAAGGGCTTAAAGATGAAGCGAAAGAGGTGAGCGATGCCAACGGAAGTAAAAGGCGCGGTAGAGCTTAGAAAAGCCCTCAGAGCATTCACACCTGATCTTGCTAAAGAAACACAGAAAGAAATCGCTGGAGTCTTGAAGCCTATCGTTTCTAAGGCTCGCGGTTTCATTCCATCAACTGCACCTCTAAGCGGTTGGGCTAAAAGCACTAACGGCACTTGGGGCAACCGAGTCTGGTCATCTTCAGAGGCTAAGCGTGGAGTTGGGTATAAGACCACTCCATCTAAAGTGAATCGCTCTGGGTTTCGCTCACTTGCACGCATTGTCAATGCTTCACCTTCAGGCTCTATCTATGAAACTGCTGGTCGCCTAAATCCGCAGGGCAGACCCCAAGCACCATTGGCTAAAGTCGTGGCACTTGGTCATTCTAATTATGGCAAGACAATCCGTTCAGGATCTAAGAGCGAATCATTAAGCAATAATCCTAATGCGGGTAAGCAGTTCATCGATGCTATGAACGAGACTTCACGCATTGTCAATGCTTATCAAAGACAAGAAGGACAGTCGGGTCGCGCTTCTCGTAAGATGAAGGGTCGCGCAATCTTTCGTGCATGGGCTGAAGATCAAGGCAAGGCTAATGCAGCTGTTGTCAAAGCGATTGAAAAGTCTAGAATTGAGTTCGAGAAAAGGACACAGGTGCGCTAATGGCAGCAGATGTAAGAATTGACATAGCCGCCGAGTTCACAGGCAAGAAGGCGTTCAAGCAAGCTGAGACTTCAACAGACAAACTGACCAAGAATGTCAAGGGTCTTGCTAAAGGCTTGCTTGCTGTTTATAGCGCACAGAAGCTTCTGTCCTACGCTAAGGCATCCGTTAAGGCATTCGCAGAAGATGACAAGGCTGCTAAGGCTCTAGGCACTACCCTAAAAAATCTAGGTCTGGCTTACGGATCAAACATTGGCACAGTCAATGGCTTTATCTCTCGCCTTGAAATGCAGACAGGCGTGCTCGATGACGAGCTTCGTCCAGCAATGGATCGCTTACTTCGTGCAACAGGCGATGTCACTAAGTCACAGGAATTACTTGGGCTTGCACTTGACATCGCGGCAGGTACGGGCAAGTCAGTCACCCAAGTTTCACAAAGCTTGCAGAAGGCATACTTAGGACAAACTCAGGCACTAGGTCGCTTGGGTGTAGGACTCACTAGAGCAGAACTTTCAACATCAACATTCGAGCAGATCCAAGAACGCTTGTCAGTTCTATTCGCAGGACAGGCAAGCGCGGCAGCTGATACCTATGCAGGTTCACTTGCTAAATTAACTGTGGCTTCTAACAATGCTAAAGAGACTATTGGTAAGGGTCTTGTTGATGCATTGATGACTGTTACTAACTCCAATTCAACAGATGAGTTTATCGCCAAGATCGACAAGGCAGCGCAATCGATTGCTAACTTCGTTCGCGAAACAGGCGAGTTCATCAAGATCACTAAGTCAATCTTTGACTTTAAGAACTTTAGTTTATTTATGCCATCGGGCGGCTTGTTCGGTGATGGTAAGGGTTTCGGCAACATTTCTATGACAGTATCCTCACAGGATACACAGCGTGCAGATGCCATCGCTCGAAAGAACGCAATGGCAATGACTAAGCTTACAAAAGAGCAAGCAGCAGCACAGGCTAAGATTGTTAAAGATAAGAAACTGGGCGCAGCCATTGACAAGGCTAACCTTGCTCTTAACAAGGGCAACGAAGTCTTTGACATGGACAAGATCCAGATTGCAGCAGCTCTAACTAATCAAGCTGAGCAATTAGGCAAGGCAACCTCTAGCGCACAGCGCATGCAGATTGCTAACGATGTTGCTCGACTTAATGTCAAGCAGTCTATCCTTGTCTTAGAAGAGGCTATTGCTGCTAAGGACGAGCAAGCCATTATCGCGGCAACTAATAAACTAAATGCAGACCTTAAAGTTCTTTCTGCGCTGACTGGTCAAAAGGTTACGTTAACAAGTATTGAGTCAATCCTTGCTGGATTGAAGCCTAAAGAGTTGATCGATCAAAAGAATCTAGATGAAGCCCTTGCCAAGATTGCTGAAATGCTGAGATTGCTAAACATGGCTAACACAGCAAGCAAGGCAAAAGTACCAACAAGTTCATCTATGGGATCAGGTATCCCTGTTGGAGATTACATCGCACCTATTGATACTACAGGCGGCTCCATCGCAGCTATCTTAGAATACGCGGATGCAGCTTCAGCCAGAGCTAATGCTTTTGCAGACCTATTAGACATGCAGAATGCAGCAGATGCTCTAGCTTTGATTGATTATCAGCGTTCAGTCGGTGACTTGGGTGGCTACAGCCCTGACATGAACCGAGGTAGGGGCTATGGCGCAGGTGCATCAAGCGGTAACACAATCATCGTGAATACAGGCATTGGAGATCCTAACGCCATTGCAGAAGCTATTGACAATGTGCTTCGTGAAGCGCAACAAAGAGGAACGCTAACCGCAGTATGACATGGCTTCCAGAATGGCGAGTTACAGTAGGTGATGATGTCTATACGACAGTCACCTCTGTGTCATTCGCATCTGGTCGCTTAGACATTGATCGGCAACCGACAGCAGGTTACTGCCGAGTAGAGATTATCAACACAGACAATTCTCCATTTACTATCAATGTTACAGAGCCAGTTACCCTAGAACTAAAGAACAGCACAGGGGCTTATGTAACTGTATTCGGTGGCGAGGTTTCAGACTTTAACATCGGAGTGCGAAGCCCAGAAGAAACAGGCTTTGTTACGACTGGCACGATCTTGGGCATTGGCTCACTTGCTAAACTGACTAAAGCTGTTTTTAACACAGCACTTGCAGAAGGCTTAGATGGCGCACAGATTGCCACGATCTTAGGACAAGCTCTTAACCTGTCATGGGCAGAAGTAACACCGACAGTCACATGGGCAACCTATCCAGCAGATGTCACATGGGATAATGCAGAGTCTTACATCGGCACGATTGACTCAGGCTTTTACACGATGATTGCCCTTGCAGCTAGTGCTTCTGCTAAGTCTCAGACATTGGCAGATCAGATTGCTAACAGCGCATTGGGTCAGCTTAGTGAAGGCAAGAATGGGGATGTCAATTATGACGATGCGGATCACAGGTCTAACTATCTCGCAACAAATGGCTTTACTAACCTTGACGGGTCTTATGCAACACCAAGCTCTATCACCTCAACAACTCAGATTGCTCGCATCCGTAACAGCCTTATCTACCGATACGCCACAGGATACGGATCAACCTACAGCACCTCTGACACAGACTCCATAGCCTCTTACGGGCTGTTTGAGCGTTCGTTCGACTCTAACATCAAGAACCTGTCAGACATTACTGACATCGCCTCTAGAGAGTTAAACTTGCGTAAGAACCCACGCGGTTCATTAGGTGCTATTACCTTTCGTCTAGATAACCCAGACATTCCTAGCACTATGCTGGATAACCTTATTGGCGTATTCTTTGGTCAGCCTGTGCAGATCAATAACTTGCCTAGCAACTTACTCGGTGGACAATTCGATGGCTTTGTCGAGAATGTGGCATTACGAGCAACACCTAGCTTTGTGGAGATTACCCTCTACATTTCAGCAACAGACTTCTCACTATCAACAACCCAATGGGAAACTGTCACCCCTGTTTCA